ACGAAGGGAAAGCGGTCTTTGGTGTACTCTTCGTCTATAAGTGAGCCGGTGGAGATGGCCATAATGCGACGGCCGTCCCTAGTGTTCTTACCTGAGCGAAGGTGCCAGCCTTCGACCACCATGACTAGATCTGCCACTGATTTCGCAGTGTTAGCAGAGTTGTCGGGCGTTCCTTTGGCGGCCATCTCAATCTTGTCTTTGTGCTCAGGGAAGTTGGCTATAAGAACACGTCGGTCGATTAGTTTCAGTTGGTATAGTTGGCGAGGGTCACCGTCTCGAGCTTCTACTTGGTCGACAAGTAGTTCGGTAAGCAGAATGCGTTCCATACCGACGCGTTCGTCTGGCGTCTCGAGAATCTTGATGCATCCGGTGCCTTCGACAAGGGAGTCTCGAAGGATCATAGTGCCTAGGTCATAGGCTTTACAGTTGTAGAACTCGCCAGAAATGAAATTGTTAAGCTTTTCCGCTAATTTACGTTGTTTGTAGTCGCCATTCTCGGTAAGGAAGTCAGGCTGAGGACGGGATTGCGAGATGCGAGATACCAGGGTGTCGGTTACCGATTGCACTAGGTTGAACGTGGGGCGTTCTGTGGGCATGCCAGAGGTTTGGTCAATCTTAGAGTTATTCTGGCCAATGAAGTTATATAGGCTGTGGTTGCCATAGAGACGAGCATATATGGCCGCCATACGGTAGCGCTCAGCTTGGCCTTCTTTGAGATAGGCGGCATAGGTGAGCATCTCAGCGGCAGCTTTGTCGCTGTTCTTCTCCGGCCACCAGGGGTTGAGGGTTGACTCTTCATCAACAGCTTTCGTTTTGAAGGTTATGGACCTGCGCTTGGCGCTTGTATCCTTGGGCGTTACCTTCATTGACTGCCCCCAGCGCTATAGAAGAGCATGTCTTCTGCGGAAAGCTCATCGGTCTTAATGATATCTGGCACTGTGGCGGGGTCCATTTCCCAAGGCTTGGGGATTGCACCGGGATCCAGGCTAATCTGCACGTCTTTGGTCTTGCGTACGTATTGATTAGGTACAGGGCCTAATTGCAGCTCTATGCCTTCAAATTTCAGAGATGCCACCCCGGTCTTGCGACACAGGGCTATTAGTTTCGTTAACTCTTTAAGAGTCATAACTACCTTGAAATAGGAGACTTTTTGGACATCTTGCGGCGGATAGCTGCGATCATTGGCTTTTCGTGTTCGTCTTCGTCATGGAGCTCTCGGCCGTCTTCGTCGTCTGTCGTGCTGTGGTAAGAGCTCATGCCTTCATCGTAGTTTTCTTTAAGCGCAGCGTCTTCGTTCGGCTCATAAAAACCATTAGGCTGTTCCATTGAGTTTTCGTCGAGGTCAACTTCGCCACCGTCCGCGAACCTATGGCGCTTAGCCATAATGGCGCTGGCGATAGAGGCATGATGCTCTTCCTCTTCTTCAGGCATGGGCGAAACTTCGCCACCGCGAGCCTTAAAGATGATGGCACCATATCCTTTATCAGGGCGGTCTTCCATTACGTCACCCCCCTGGGCGAAATGGTCGGCCATAACTTCTTCTTCGCTAGGAGCCATTTGATCGTCGTCTTCTTCGAGACCGGCCGGGTGCTCAACTTCGTCCTCTTCGGCCCGTTTCATTGAGACTTCTTCGTTGATCATTCCGCCTTCAGCCATCATCTTCATTGGATGAGCTTTGGGGCCTTGGCGGTCAGGACGCAGCTCGTCGTCACGCTCATAGGGTTGCTCATCTGGGGAGGCCGGAGGATCTCTTTGAATAAAGTCGGCCTCTTCTCGTTCCATTGCGCGGCCCATAGCATCTATAGGACGCGCGCGGACTACGCTGGAGGCAGCCATTTTGCCGGCATGAATTGGCTGGAGCTTAGGACGAGGGCCCATGGAGGCGGCTCGTTCAGGAGCGCGGTCGGTCCAACTGTCGTGGCCCGGGGCTTTGTCGCCACTGTTCTGCATAAGGTCGCGAGAATCGTTATAGCGCTTATTAGGCATCGGACGGCTTTCGGTCTTAGCCGTAGCTAAACCACCTTCGGCCATCTTTTTGGGGTGCTTGCGCTTAATGCTATAAGCAATGGCCAAGGCTTGAGGCTGAGGCTTTCCCGCCTTCATTTCAGTCGCAACGTTCTTTGAAAAAGCTTTTTTGGACTTTCCAGGCAGTAACGGCATGATTATTATTCACCCTCAGATTCGTTAATATGTGGACCCTCGGTATGAGGTTCTGCGTCTAATACTTCAAACATGTCTTTAAGCGCTTCGGCAAGGGCTTTGGCGTCTTTAGTGCTCACAGCGCGTAGAATATCCTCTGCGATACCGTGGGTTTCGTCGTATTGCTCGGTCTCAGGAGCTTGTGCTGACTCGTCACTGTCCGGCTTGCGGTAGGTGGTCATAATGCCCGCTTGGGCTTTTGGTTTCATAAAGGGCAACAAAGTGAACCTCCGTTGGGCATCAGTATTGATTTTAGTCCCAAGTCCACTACTTTTTGCCTAAAATCCACTGGTTTGTGGGGTTTTCGTTGTATTTATCTGCGCTTTCCTGTAAATACCCGTCCATTTCACACTGCCACATCTTTTCGGACTGTTCCTTAGCCCACTCTCGGCTGCCATAGACGGGGCCTTTCTTGGGGGCTTCATAGGTATAGGCGTAGGTGAGCTTAAAGGCGTACAGAACAGCGTCGATAATGTCGCTATGTGGGTGTTTTTTAACAATAATTTTGTCTGGGCGGGTTTTGTCCCAGTCAATCTGTACCAGGTAGCTATCTTTAACAAATCGAGAGTTTTTTCGCGCCTTAAACTGACCTAACCGTAGGGCATCATTGAGCAATTCGACATTTGACTGCTTCTCTGTCTTCTCCGCTGCCTCGACGTGGATGAGATGGCGCCTACGCAGCTCTTCGCCTATCTTCTTGCCGAGAGCGCCTTCGTCCATAACGATCTTAGTGGCGTCGTACTTCTTTTGGAAAGCCTTTATGCAGTTGGTGAGGTCGGTGATGTCCTGCTTAGGTGCTACAAACTCTTCGACAAGATATACGACTTTAGAAACGTCAGACCATCCAAGGACGGCTATGGCGTCTGCGTCCTTGTAGCCGATATCGACGCCAATGATGTACTGCATCTTCTCTTGGGGCAGCTGGGTAAAGTCGTTCTGGACCTCGTTATAGCGCACCCATAGGCTGTTGACGTCTAACACCCATTGGTTACGCCACTCTCGTTTGAGCGTCGGATTGCTCTCGTCCCATTGGTTTTTTGTCTTGATTTCGTCAATGATTTTAGCAGGATCGGGCATGTGAGGGTTGTCGAGGATGGTCCAACCATGGCGGTTATAGCCATATTTGCCGTTCATGGTGGCTTCAAAGAAGTATCCAGCTGGGACGGGGCCGGGGGTGCCCGTCATGGCTATCCATGAGTCAGAGTAGTCAGCAATAGCGGGCATAAGGACATCATCTATGAGGGACTGTAAGTGGGGGCCCATATCCTGCGCTTCGTCAATACCGATACCTGGGTATTTGCGTCCTCGAAGGCGCTTAACGAAGTTTTTCTGGTCGGCACCATAGAGCACTAGGGAGGAGCCGTTGGGGTGGCGCATGGTGAGTTTCGACTCCAAGAAGTCGCAACCTAGTCGGTACTTGTCGTTAATCTCGATAAGGACGGGCCAAAGGATTTCGCGGGCAGATTCGCGAGTAAGTGCGAGGTAAAGGCACTGGGCCTTTGGGTGCTTCTCTAGAGTCTTAAAGAACTTGATGGCAAGACCTGTGGTTTTACCAGAACGACGGCCGCACTGAGCCGTTAGGAAACGGCTAGGATCTTCAATGAAGGCGTTCTGTTGCGGGAACTGCCCACTTAGCTCTACTTGGTTACCGGTGATCTTGGAGGATCTGCGGTTAAGCTCAGCTTGGATTTCTTTCTTGCTTATCGGTACTGACATCTGTGTGTATCGCCTTTAACTCGTCATCGGTTTTGTCTTTAAGGAGTTTTTCGCCCCTGTCAGACAGCTCAAATAGCAGTTTCACGGTGTCTCTTAAGTCGCGGGCTAAGGGCGCTTCCAACTTGCCCTTGGCCGATAGTATCAAAAGGTTAGTCATTTCGCGATGTAACGCTACAAGGCCCTTATCAATTAGGCCAAGGATTGAGACCTCAGAGACAAGAATATCAGGTGCCTTTTGTGCTGGTGCCTGCATTACTGTCGTCGAGGGCTTGGAAACGTGCTTCATCAATGCACCGTAGCCTTGGGAGCGAGCGTTAAGATATCGCCCTTCTCAGGAAGAGGGCCGGGAGGGCAGCTAAAAGTGTAAACATTACCATCAGGTGGGATGCGGTGTGTATCCACCGTCCTGCGGTAAGGGTCTACGCGAATAACTTTGAACTGCCCTTCTACAGCTTTCATTTTTTAACTGGGACTGCCACAGCGGCTTCGGGTTCAAAAATAATGCTGGAAACGTTACCGCTGGGGATGAAGCCCTCTACACCCTTGCAACGGAAGTAGACACCCTCGTTGTAGTATAAGAGTTCCATGACGCCAAGGGTTTTTCCGCTATTGGCGTCGATAGCTGGGCCGATTTGCCCAAGGCCCGGAGCATGGGCGACCGCATGCATACGGACTATTTTGACTTTGCGACCATTAAGCGTTTGCATCAGAAGCCTCCACAGGCGCTTCCGTAGGAGCGGCTTTCGAGTCCAAGTCTTTGCGCGAGAAGGCTTCTTGGTTCAAGGCCAAGATCTTCTTCTTCAGCTCCTCAGCCTGCGACTGAGAGGCAAAAATCTGGTACTCCAATTGCCCAAGGTCGAAAGCGGCTTTTTGGTATTCTTGTTGAATGGCTTCGAGGGGGCGCGGATCAGCTGGCTTGAGGCTCACTTTTTTTCCTTTGAAAGTCGATTTAGCAGACATGATATCTCCTATGATAGTTTAAATGGGTTGAAAATGGTTCCGGGAAGCTTAGGTAATAGTTGCAGGCCAAGTTTGGTTAGATGTGATACCGAGGCTGGGTGCGATGGCATAATGCGGCGAGCAATGCCTTTCTGTCGCCAGACACTTTTGACGTATACAAAGTGGGCGATTTGAGCGTCTTTGCTAAGCACGGAGTACCCCAAGATGACGTCTGGATCTTCTTTTTGACAGGCGATTACCACTTCTACTGTACCGCCTGTGAGCAATTTGTCAAGGGCAGGGCTATAGGCATCCATAAAGACAGCTTTGGGTATTTTGGAATACCAGCTGTCTCCGTAGTACAGCCCGCGAAGCCAAGTCGCCTTAATAAAGGCCATGTCCGTTTCTGGCAGGAAGCTGCGTACAGTGTATAGGGCGTCAATACTGCTATTGGACACCGGGGACCTCTGGGTAGACATACTTAAGTCTCATTGCGCGCTCAAGCCTGTTGATTACCTTCCAAACGTAAGTGCGGCTGATTTGGGCTACGGGGTTGGTTTGGTTGAGTAAAAACACAATTTTTCGCATACTTATGGCGTTTGTATGGTATTCCCAAATAATGCGTTCTCTAACGTTCTCAAACTCATTCTCATTTAAAAACTGCTCTGCCATGCTGTAATACTGCCGCTTAATCTCGGAAAGCATAGGGTTTGAGTTCTCGAAGGTAGCAGCGGAAGTGCGCTTTAGCGTCGCCTCGTTGACTTCGATATCCTCGAAACCATCGCGCTTTAGTTTTTCATACCAAAATCGCTGGAGTTGCTTGAAGTCAGACTTTTTGCTCATTGGTTGATTCTGGGGTTGTGGCTGTCGCTGCTGCTTGTTTTTGGGCTTCTTGTTGCTTCGCCCGGATTTCTTGGAACACAGAGGATGCGACTTGATTAGCGGCCGCTTTATGCATGAGCTTCACAAACTCATTAAGTGGGACGCGGGAGGCATTAGGCTTAAGCTCCAGAATCTTGGATGCAAGTACATAGCGCATTGAGTCTTCGTCCGCAATAGAGCCAGAAAGGGAGATGATTTTGGTCGCCCAATCGTTAAACTCCGACTTGCCGAGCGGAAGTCGGGTAGGGAAGTAGGAAAGCATCTTTGCCTTAAGGAATGTCAATTTTTGTTTCATTCTGATACCTCTGAATACTACAATAGCACAATTTGGACAGGTGTCAAGCGGTTTTAAACGTCTGCTAAGGTTTTTCCGACCTTGGGGACCGCCTCAAGGTCAATAGACTCAAGTTTGACGGTGTTCTCCATGGCGTCCTGGAGCAATAGTGAGACGGCCTCAGCATCGGCTTCTGGGCACTCTACCACCAAAGAATCATGGACCTGCACAACGACCTTGGCGTCAATGCCTAACTCTTTGATATTATTGCAAAATTGTATTACCGCCCTGTTGATAATAGATGCACCTGTGGACTGGATGCGGTGGTTGACGGCTAGGTTCAGCATCTTGCGGGCTTCATAGGGCAGTTCATGGTGCTCTGTAGTGCCGTACATCTTCTGTATGCGCATTGCGTCGGGCATTCTGCGCTTACGTCCGAATAAGTTGGTGACAAAGCCATCCTTTTTGGCCATGTTGTGGCTGTCGGTCATCATCTTGGCGACGCCTGGGAAGCGCTCGAAATAGGCGTTAATGTCTTCCTGCGTGTCGGCCTCGGACTTACCGGTGGTTTTCATAAGCTGCCAAGCCGAGGCACCATAGGTGGAGGCTAGGGCGATAACCTTGGACAAGTCCCTGAGTTTCTTGTACTTAACCCCAAAGGCGTCAGGGCTGCCCTCTTTCTGCGGGGTGCAGTCGGTCTTTCCATAGACCTCCATGCCGATTACCGAGTAGAAGTCGTCTTCGCCTTTGAAAGCTGCTTTGAGCCTTTCGTCCTGCGAGAAGTACGCAAAGACACGAGGCTCGAGCTGAGAGTAGTCAGCCCCGACGAAGACTTTACCTGGGCGGGAGACGATGCACGCTTTGACCCTTTTGTCGTCCCTCGGGAGGTTTTGGAAATTGGGATTGCGACTACTGTACCGTCCACTTGTGGTTCCGGTTTGTAGAAACTGCGGTTGGATAGCTCCATAATTAAGTCGTTCTTCGATACCTTCAACGTAGGTGTGGAGGATTTTTTGCTTTTTTTGGTATTCGAGGAACTTTTCGATCCATTTGTACTTGGGCGCGTGCTTTTTGAGCGCTTCTTTGTCAACCGCGATGTACGCCCACGGCTCTTTGTACTTTTTGCCACCTTTACCGTTGGCAGGTTGGACGTAATATTGTCCAGCATTCTGCTCGACCGCTCTAATAAATTCGGACTTAGCTCCACGCGTGTAGGGAATTCTAAGACCGAGCGCTTTGGCAACCGACTTACCTTCCTTTGTAAGTCCATTAAACTCCAGCCCGTAAACAGAAAATACAAGCCAAGAAAGTTGCACATTCGAGCCGATATTGAAAGTGTTCTTTTTGTTAGTGCCAGGATATTTGTCAGATATGCGCGCTTTGATTTCAGCATATATAAACGAATGAGCCTCCGCGCACTCAGCTTCAAGCGTCTTTTTGAGGGTTGTGAGGGCGGTTGTGTCGACTCTGAGTCCAACGGTATTGAGGTCATAGGTAGCTCCCTTGAGCAATGGCATTGATTCGTCTTCGTAAAAGAACTGGTCTAGGCCCTGGTCGTATAACTCCGGTACTAGGGCTAGGAACATCTTATAGGTCAATAGGGCATCCTGAGCACCGTACTTGGCGATTAGCTGCCAATCAGCCTTATAAAGCTCATAATTGGCCTTGGAGGCGCTTCCACCGTTGGCGACGATACTTTCCTTCATCGCCTTGGCTTCGTCGGCCGCAGAATCACCAAAGAGGTTGGTGGCCAGTTCTTTAAGGCCAATACGACGATTTTCGTCGAGCAAGTGAGCTAGCACCATGGTGTCGGTGTGTAAGCTGTTGATAAGACTTACTTTGAAGAAGTTTTCGACCATGGTGCAGTCAAATATCGCGTTGTGCATGATTAGGCGCTTAGCGGCGAGGGCTTGGATTAGGGCCGTAGCGGAGACTTTATTGTCCCAATACTTGAGTTGTGATGCATCTTTGTCCCAATACGACAGGACGACGTAAAAAGCCTCGGTTTCGTCGAAACACAGGGAAAATCCAATGATTTCAGCGCCCTTATGGACACCCGTCGTCTCTGTGTCGAATGCCACTAGGTCAGCGGTTTCAAGACGCTGACGGAGGGCATCAATGTCTGACGGCTTGTGTATTACTGTCAGTTTTGGCACTAGGCTCCTCCACCCTGCGCGACTCGTAACGAACGATATCTGTCTTTTTGTCTAGTTTCCGCAAGTTAGTTGCGGTTTTAACCCAGTACTCCGAGGCTTTCTCTTCGTCTTGAGTTAATTCTCGCACCCGCTCGGTCTCTGGATCAAAGAAAAACTGGTAACACGTATCTTCTTTGATGCGGTCTTTGTTCTGTAGTTTATGCCGTATCTTGGCGAACTTCACCGCCATTACCGTGGGTGCGCCTTGAGTGTAGGTGCGTTTGAGAGGCTGCCAAAGACAAATACAGTAGTCGACGAAAGACTCAAAAAACACCGTGCCGTATGCGGCAGATTTGTCTAACTCCAGGTCTCCAATGCCCGCTTTCTCCCTGGGAGCTTGAGAGAGCATGATGAGCATAGTGTTGGTGGCCTGCGCTACTGCCTTCATCTTACGGCAGATAGAGATAAGCCCGTCCGCCTCTCCATTCTTGGTGGACTTCTCAAGAACGCCAATGTGGTCGATGACGATGGCACCAGCTTTAAGCCCTGTCTCTTTCTGCCACGTCGTTATGTGCTCTTGGACCATGTCGATAGACATGTGACGATATTCGCCTGATTCCGCATAGTTAGAGACTATGTGTATTTTGTCATAGAGCGAATCATTAATGCCGCAGATGGTGCGGATACGGGACGCAATCTCGCCAATAGGCTGTTCAAGGGAGAAGAAGAAATGGTGGTATTCTGGGTTGTTCTCTGCAAACCATAGGAAGGCGTTAAGCGTCAGAGTGGTCTTGCCCACTCCGCTGCCGCCTATAATACCGATAACTTGGCCTAAGCGAAAGCCATGCACGGTGTCGTCAATGAGCTTGTTACAGGGGAAGCGGGTACCTTTGACGGTCTCTTCGCCCTTGGACAGAATGTCTCTCACCGTGGGGGAGGTCTGGGCTTTTACTTCTGGCGTAGCGGATTCGAAGGTCCAGATTTTGTCTATGATGTTCTCAGCATAGGACGCACGGTGTACAGGAAGCCGACCTAGGGCCTTGGCGCTGTTTACCAGCACGGAGGCGGCTTCATCCCTTGTAAAGCCATGAGCAAGCATAATGTGACCAAGACGGTAATCATTTTTACTCCTGTCCGATGCCCCACCAGCCCATATATCTTTGACTTCGTGATTGGACGCTAAAAGGGCACCAAATTTAGGCGGTAGAGTGTCGTCAATATTGAGGTTTTTTCGATCGACGTTATAGGTTTTATCGTAATGCTGCTGGCAATAGGCTTCGTCGTTATGGGCAATGGGCGGAAGAGCCTTATCTAGCTGCTCGCAGGTATAGACCGTGTCAGAAGTGTGAAGGGTTTCGCAAAGGACGAAGTTGTGCTCCTGCTTGGTGTTAAGCGTCTCAGGGAGTCGCATAAGCTGGAATATCTGGCCGACTGCCTCGTCGGTGTTTAAAGCGCGTATAAGGCGTCTGGAGAGGCGCAGGTAGGCCATAGCGTCTAGGTCCGACACCTTCCAATAAGCGTGGACACCATGGCCGCTATCGACGATTAGGGAGGGCTCTGGGACATTGGTCAGGGCTTCGATAAAAGCGTCTTTGGAGGCGTACTTGCCGTCTTTTAGGTCACAGTCGACGAACACCCATTGGAAATTGTCGACAAGGCTGCCGTCTACAGTGGTACCGGGGACGTACTCTTTAGGGCCGTTGGGGAGGTAGTAGGCGTTCATGCCTTCGGCATTCATTGCCAGGATTTCGTCGGTAGAAAATAGGCCCTCAATAACCCGTCGTCGCGTCGGCTCTTTGTCCATAAGCCATTGGGGGGAAAGCATGCGAACTAGGGTCACTGAGGGCCTCCGGGGAACAACTTAGGCTTTTTTATTCTTGGACAACAAAGCTTGGACTTTAGCCTTCCTTTCAAGGGCGGCAAGAGCAGCAGCTTGGGCGATATCGTCCGAGTCGTCCGCGATGTCGTCGTCTTCTTGTGTTATCTTAGCCGCCACATATTCCGCATCAGCGCCATCGTCATCAGCCAAAGGCGCTTCGGGCGTACCTTGGACTTCGATGGTGTTTTCGTCGTCGATTTCGACTTTGTATTTGTACATCTCACCGTTGGGCGTGGGCTTCATGCCGACGTGCGAGGCGCGCACCATAGTGCCTACAGCCACAGAACGCATTTTGATGTCGAGGTCCGTCTTGCCCCAGACAGCCACGTTTCCTTTAGCCGTTTGGAACGTGTAGAGGTACGACACCCCAGACTTCTTCTTCTTGTCTTCGACTTGGCGCGAGCCAAGATAGTATCCCTCGATACTATCGGGGTTTTTCTTGCCCGTCTTGCGGTTGGTACCACCAAGGCTGATCGTAGTGTCAGCGCTGAGGTCAGTTACAGTTTTAAACGCCATTTCGGCTCCTTCGGTTCTGTCGTTAGCGGTATGCTAATGACTGTTAGTCTCAATCTAAGATCAAAAATATAATTTTAGCTCCAACTGCGAGGCCTGCTCCTACAAGGGCAAACACAACAGGTATAGACACTAAAATTGTCAGCCCCATCATAAACTCGCTCATCTATCACCTCTTGTATATGGTATTCTCGTCTAGAAAGACGCGAGTTTCAAGCCATTTTTCAACTGGGATATCGTCAAAATATGCCATTGGCTTAGTCATGACTAAATCGACATGATTCTCAAGGTGTAAGGCGTTAATGACGTTTTTAGCCCAGGCATACCCACCTCGGGACCACGCGATAACAAACGCTCCGCGAAACTTCTCTTCCCGCACCAGCTTCACCATGGCTTGGTTAATACCCATTGCTACTGTGTGGCCGGTAGAGGGATCTACTACGCCAACCCTAGGAATGCCAGGGCCGGGGTTGTGGATGATAAGGGTACCATCAATGTCCGTTGGAATAATACGCTCGTTCTTAATCGTTTTCACTTCTTTGGTCCCTTCCAACGGTTATCGGTACCAAGGTTGTACACCACGTGGGTGTACAACATCCCCACGCAGGCTCCCATGTGCCCAAGATGGTGGATGCCGGTCTCTGTGTCGATATCCTCACCGCGCCAGAACTTATACCCGTGGCGGAGGGCAGCCGAGAACATCCTGTGCCAATCCATGCCCGTTAGGTAGTTATGGCGGCTATACTTCTTAGCGCCATAGGTAAATGCCTTTGAGACCTCTTCCAACCACTCGCTGGGGAGGAGGCTATAGTCGGGCTTGTCGTGATCGGCTTTATACCCCCCACCTTCACAAAGGCATCCAGGGTTCTTAACTGCCTTGCACTTGGGGCAAGTTTCGTAAGTACTCATATGTGCCTCCACTGTTTTAAGACTTTATCGCTGTAGGCGGTACTTGTCAATCCTTTTGCGTTGCCTCGATTGTAGGAGATAACGGCCTTGGTAACATCGCCATGATACCGGGTGAGTTGGTACCTAAGGTAGAGGCCCGCGTAGTGGATATTCGTACGAGGCTCCATAAGCTGTTTCTCTGTACCCTTGAAGCCGAGCCATTGGGCAGTAGCGAGCTTAACTTGGCAGGTACCCAAACTGTCGGTGCCGCCATCGTCGTGGTGGATGGTGTTAGGGTGGTGTCTGCTTTCTACGTAGCAGAGGGAGCTAAGGAGCATGGGCGGCAGCTTTTGCTGATGGCTTGTAGTGAGAAAGGCTATAACCAGTATTATATTACTCATGTCCCCAAGGTAATTTGGCCTTGGGAACTAGTCAATAGTCGGTCTCAAATCTTGCCAGTCCAGCGGCCACCTTTGGCCAAAAGCATGGGTAGGATTTGTGGAATACCGTTTAAAATCAATAAAACGCTCACTATAGGGCGCTTGGCATTGACCTTGTTGTACCCTAGTGCCAGGGACTTGTCGTCAGCTAGACAACCTGTGTGGGCGTCGAACATAAGGCGCTCGGGCGTACTAATATAAGTCACTTGGGCTTTTTCGTGGAAGTGACCTTGGACGCAGCTCATTCCGTACTGTGAGGCCAGCTTGCCAGCGCTCCCTGTTTTACCGTGGCAAAAGTATACCGGGCCAAGGGGTGTTTTAATGATAATGTCGAAAACCCATTTCCAGCCCTTAGGGGCATCTAAGATTTCGTTATACGACTTGATGGCTTTGCGGGGTATCTTGGCGGGGATGGCTTTGCGAAGCACCATCGAGCCGTGATTCGACTCCACCACGGTGACTTTAGGAAACATCTTGTAAATCGGCTGTAGGCCTTTGATAGCCTTTTGTAACTCGACACCAGCTGCGTCCAGGTCAGGATCGCTGTCGTGAAAGGAGCTGTCGTGAAAGTCGGCCTCATCGCCAATGCAAACGACATCGGTGGGTCGATATTTGGTTTTAATGGCCTTTAGGAACGCCACGGTGTCGGGATGAGCGTAAGGCCAATGCATATCGCTAAGTACTAATATCGACTGTCTTTTCATTTTAACCCCATTAGGATTTCGAACGCTGTTTTGGCTTGGAGAGGGACCACTGCATTCCCAAGTCGCTTAAGACGGTCCACTCGGCGGGGTAGCCCATCAACCACTCGACCCACTGGGGGTTCAGCTTCCCACCAATCGGCTTGGCTTCTCCTGTTACCGCTATAACCAGTGTTGGACTGTAGTTTGGAGAACTGTACCCTTCTGGTTTGTTCGCTCGGGGCGTGGGCCAAAGCTTCACTTGCGTCGTCAAGTCGTGGGGTCTGCCTCGGTTCTCTCGCTCCGCTTTGCGGTTCCACGCTTCGAGATTGCGATTCGTGCCGCTGCCGATCGGAGTCGCCCAAGGCTTCCCGTCTGGAGGCAAGACAGAACCAGCGCTTTCGGATATGAGGAGCTCCGACTTCTTGAGCGGATAACATCGTCCACCTAAGGTCATACCCGATTCCGGTAAGTTCTTCGATAACTCGGTCCAGTCCCCGCGTTCGGATTGCGGGGACGTTTTCAAGGAATAGGAATCGGGGCTTGATTTCTTTGGCCAGACGAACGACTTCATAAAAAAGGCCGCTTCGCTTTCCTTCCAAGCCTGCTCCAGAACCTGCAACGCTGATGTCTTGGCAGGGAAAGCCTCCAACGATGATGTCGATTGGCACGTCGAAGTGGTCTCCGCGTAAGGTCGTGATGTCGTCCCAAATGGGTGCCGGCTCAATGCTCCCATCGCCCATGCGTGATAGGAGGACAGCTTGAGCGTGTCGGTCCTGCTCGCAGTAAGCGACGGTACTAACGTACTGACGTAGGGCAAGGGTGTTTCCACCGATGCCGGAGAAGAGATCGAGTCCGTTAAGTCTAGGTAGATCCAGGCCATTCATTTTCTCCCCTTTTTGTATTCCCTGCGCGCTTTATTCTCTTCCTTAGATTTACGTTTATGGCACTCTTTGTCAACTACTTGCAAAAACTCTACTCCGCACCATAGGCGGTTTATCACTTCTTCCCAAGACATTGCTCCCAATTCTTTGTCCATAGGGATGACTGGAGAGACGTGATCCACCTCCATTTTGTATGCGGGCTGTATCTCCCCGCACTCAGCACACCACGCCCACTTAGTGACTCTGGGGTGGTTTGGGTCGCTGTGCTCGATTAGTTGCCGAGACAACGCCTCCCTACGAACGTCACTGCGACTAAAGACGCGACGTAAGGCTCCTTTCACAAGATTGCGTTCTTTTGGGCTCTCAGGCTTCTTCAAGCGTGCTCCTGCCGTTAATCATCGATACTTTTACTTGGCTTGCAAACAAACTTTTTAGTTCCTGGGAGTGCTCCACTACGTAAATGGTAGAATAGTCCTTACTCACAGCAGAAAGCAAGCCAAATGCTTTTACCTTAAACTCTTCGCTCAAGCCGTCGAACGCCTCGTCAATCCATAGAGGACTGTTGCCAACACCGTTGTTCTCCCGGACAGCCTTTACAACGGCCATACCAAAGCAGAACTTGAGTAACTGGCGTTGTCCTTTGCTCAATTGGACAAAGGAACAGATATTGCCGTCTTTAGCGATATCGACGTTTATTTTGTCCGTGCTCTCTGCGGTGAAGGTGACCTTAATCTCTGCGTCGAAGTGGTTGGACAGGAGTCGATTGGTCTCATTGGCGAGTTGGGCGACGGTGTTGGCAATGAGGGAGGCACGGAAGGACGAAACTACGTCGGATAGGGTATTGAGGTTGGCGAGGGCAACGCGGGCTGCTTTAAGATTTTCGTTGTGTAAGTTACAAACATCATTAGACCTTTGGGCTTTCAGCAGAAGCTTTTCCAAGTCCACGGTGTTTTCTGGTTGGACTTCGTTACTCACTCGGGTGATTTCTTCCTGTAGGCGCTCAATATCTCGTAAAACACCCTCGTTCTTATGCTGGACCTGACGCTCTTGGTCTATAGCCTCCTGCAATGACTCTACGTCGGCTGAGTGCAGGGGGCCACCACAAGTATCGCACTTAGCCTCTTTGGCCTCTCTGAGGGCATCTTGGAGCGCTGAGAGGGTGGTTTCGAAGGTGGTGGAGTCGATGGCGTATTTCTGCTTGTCGGCAAGGCGTTGAAACAGTATCTCGAGGCGAGCAGCTTTGTGCTCTTCGAAGTGTTTCGCGCCGTCTTTAAAGCTCTCAAGAGCCTGATTATACACTTCGAGCAGGGCTTGGGACCGGGCCTTCTGTGATTCAATACTCGTCTCGAGATCTGCCTGAGTGCTTTTGACGATTTTGGACTTCTCTGCGAGGCGCTCAGCTAGTATCTTGGCGAAGGCCAGGTCTGCCAATTGCTCAGTAAAAGCCCTACGCGCCTTAGCATTGGCGGTAAAAAAGGCAGCTGCCTCGCTAAACTCATGGTAATAGCTGCTGGACAGGTAGGTGTCGATGTCCATACGAAGAGCTTCGTTAAGAAGACGCTGAGTGTCGATACGGTCTTTGCCACGGATTTCCTCTCCGTACCCTACTCGGAACCACATATCGCTAACTACGCCGCGAAAGCGGGTTACAGTGACGATTTGACCAGCCACTTCAACCTCAGCCACCCCTATGGTCGCTTCTTTGGTATGCCAGGAGCGCACATCATCAACTGATCCATTCTTGGCAGTCTTGCCAAAGAGCACCCAAGGAAGGGCATCGCACAAGGTGCTTTTGCCTGCACCGGTGGGGCCTGCGATGAGAGTTAAGCCCTCTTTATCAAAGGTTAGCTCTAAACTGTCATAACTGCCGAAGTTTTGGACTTTAACATACTTGGGCTTCATGAGAGGTCCTTCCACAAGCTTTTTAAGTCTTCTTTTTGCTGCGTGGATACCTCTAAAGCATCGATCATCCGATCTAGGATGTCTACTTGCGAGAGCCCTTTGGTTGATTCTGAGACTTCGGCTTGGGCGGCATCGGGAGTTGCCTCATACCGAAATGGTCCAGGCAAGAATAGCGCTCGGCCAATGGCTTCTTTGCCCCATTCTGCGATGCGGGCAGCGTTGCCTGCCACTTTGACCCATACTAAGTCGTCGGGATTGGTAGTGCGCTTATCTGCAATAAGGTCTCCCTTGTCGTTAATCGTGACGCCAATGACGATATGGCGACGTAGGTTGGTAGGGACAAACTCTAAGGTGCCGTCGTCCATAAGGATCTGAAAGCCCTTCTGCGGGTCTCGAGACTCTCCAAAGTTTAGGGTGTATAGGTTTCCGATATAGGAGAACGTATTGCCCTTGCCGGTGTCAATATCCTGGCGGGCGTGGTAATGTCCAGATATTACGCGGAAGTCCTCAACGTCTTTGAATGTGAGGGCCGTTTTATCGTTGTAATATTCGCCTGAGTTTGAACCTTGGATGCCTTGGTGCATGATGATTGGACCAAAGTACCCTTTCAACTTCTTTAAATAGGCTCGCAAGTCCTCTAGATCATGCTGGTATGGTATTAAGGTTAAGCCATTCGGCAGCGTTCTGGGCTTTTCTATAAGGTAGGAAGACTGCTCCAAAAATTTCAAAGAGTGCTTCGGAGCCTTCTCGTTAAGTCTGTCATGGTTACCGATCAGAACAAATGGGGGCTCATTACACAGCTTGAAGGTCTCAAGCATGGCGTTTACGCACTCACCGCGCAGGTTGGCCTTGGTGTTATGTAAATCCCCAGCGACGATGAGCGGAACGTCTAAGATATTAGCGCGGTCAATGGCCTGTCTGGTGGCCGCATCTGCCACAGCCAATGTATGAATATCATAGTGAACATCACTCAAAAGGACGGCAACAGGTTTAGCCATGCAAACTCTCCAAAATGTAAAAGCGCTGCCTTATTGTAGGCAGCGGCAGCGTCTATTTCATTTTCAAAAGTACCCAAATGCAAAAGACGTTTATTAACACGAATAGACGCCCTCCACTTACCGTTTTCGCGCCTATGAACACCCTTGTACGCAGATGTCTTTGGGCTTAATTTTCTTCTATTCGCCCCGTTCTGAGAGTTTGTCGCAAGTCGAAGATTGCTACGACGGTTGTCAAGCCCATTTCCGTTTTTGTGGTCCACAAAAAAACCTTTTGGCGGCTGTAACAGCAATTGATGCAACCTGACAGTCTTAGTGCGGAGCTTTCTATCTATGCACGTGTGTACATACCAGTTGGCTTTGGTGTCGTCCAGGACCCAGCCGTACTTATCGGCCGTCGGGACGTCGGATAAATCGATAAGCGCTACAATACCTTTTTTCAAAGGTATTTCCGCCCATTCAGATTTTATAGCAATAGGTTTTCTAGGCCGCATACTTGGCCTTAAAAGACTTACTCGTCCCCTTCTGATTCTTGTCCGCCATTGTTTCCTCCTAGATATTCAAACCCATTGGCACTGATTCTAAATTCTACCACTTTCGGACCGGGATTAC